GATTTCGGTACTGTCAAATACCAAATCTGAACGAGCTATTACCGGTGATAATTCCGGTTGCCTGCTTCGTTGGCCGTAGAAGGCCATTAACGAAATTGCTTTACTCCGTCATGAGAGTAACTCGGTAAGTGTGCTAGCACCTCGCTTATTGCGACATGCGAAAGTAGAGTCCAGGTAAAACAGTTAATATATATAAAACTATTTGTTTTCACAAACATTTTATACACATCACTGGTTAAGCTAACCGAATTACTTGTTGAACGAATTCTTTCTCCCCAAACTAAGCTTTAAAGCTTTTGGTTGAGATTGAAAGAGGTTAACAAATTCTTCGGGTTAGCAGTCTGGATCTACAGTGTACAGGAATATGAGTGGGCATTTAGAATTCTTAGAAACAGAATTATCAAAATTTTAGGACCTTTATATAAAGGAAAAGGTGTAAATATGCACCCTTTCAATTATCTTAAAGAATGCCTAAGATGTGTAATTATGTTTCTAGCCGGTACTCCACAGATCGGGTTTGTCTCAGGGCAAATCATGGTCCGAAAAGACCGATGAGGTTTACCTGTAATAATACCAAAAGTTCTTAGAATAGTTTTGAGACTATACTTCCTATTAATTTCTAATAGAGATGTATTGATCTTCAACTATAAAGAATATAATAATATTGTTACTTGTATCTTATCTCTGCTTAGTATCTTTAGAATAGTTCCGACAAAACCTTTGCCAAGCCTGGATACAATTATATCTCCCTTTACAGGGTTATGTAAGAGTATTGACTCAGCTATGCTTGTCAGAGCAATGAAAGAACTACCTTTGTCGTTCTTCAAACTTGATACTCCTAAATTACTTTTACTCGAAAGCGCAGGGCCTAATGGGTTTAAATCCACTTGGACTTCTGCGGTCGATGTTTTCGCTTTTATCTTTAATCCCCAGGTACTGTGGGCGTATGTAACATATGCCTTCATAGTTCATAGGGCCTATTGACTAATCACGTGAATCGTCTTACTAAGTATTGTAATGTTTCCATGAATTTTATTCTTTGGATTAGGTAATATTTTGATTGGACGGTTAAGTATTGTGTTAGATCAAGCCGGTAAAGCCAGAGTCATAGCAATATGCTCTTGGTGAATACAGGTGATCTTCAAACCTTTACATGACGCAATCTTTAAAGTCTTAAGAAAAATTCCACAAGATGGAACTTTTGACCAGCTTGCGCCCATTAACTTGTTAATGAAGTCACAAACGCGGGGTTCTACATTCTATTCCTACGATTTATCGGCAGCGACGGATAGGTTACCTATTGACTTGCAACGGGATGTTCTTAACTTGCTCCTTCCTAATTTTAAATTAGGCGACCTTTGGTACAATATTTTCGAATATGTCCTATGGTTTTAAAGGAAAACTTGTTAATTACATCGTGGGACAACCAATGGGGGCTTACTCTAGCTGGGGAATGCTTGCTTTGACCCATCATATATGTGTACGAGTAGCTGCACTAAGAGTCGGTATCTCAAATTTCTTTGATTACGCTGTTCTCGGAGACGATGTAATAATCGCGAACGATGCAGTGGCAGGTTCATATTTAGACTTGATGAAATCCTTAGGTGTGTCTATTAATCTATCCAAATCTCTATGCAGTTCGCTGTTCTTAGAATTTGCGAAAAGATGAGTGGGCCCCGGGATCGATCTTACTCCTATTGCTCCAGGATTAATCCTGAGAACAGTAAGAAGTAAAATCTACATTTCTAAATTAATTACCGAAGCTTTGAAATTGAACATATTGACTACTTTCTCAGAAGCTCTATCTATGATGTCTAGATTGCCACTTATTTATAAAGGGCAACTAAACAACACTTTATGAGCTGTTTGCGCTATTTCATTATCAGTGTTGAAAGGGAGTCATGTAGATTTTGGAAAAATAACATGATGTTTCTCCTTCCATGAAAATGAATTACTTTTATTCAAATTTTCTTTGTGAAAAGCGTTAAAACTTTTACACAAAGAAATGTTGAATGCAAACAAAGCCGATTTAGAAGCTAGTTTGTCATTCTTCCAAAATAATTTCTGGAAAAGTAACATAACTTCTAAAGCCCATTTACGGTTGATAGAATCCGTAGGAAGATTAATTTCTCCTGCCTACTGAACTTATGTCCATGTGTTAACTATCAATCTTCTCCTTATTCAAGAGAGAATTGATTTTACACCACTTGTACCTAAAGATTTAGATAAAGCGATCGTTGACTTGTTTAATAGTATTGGGCCTCTGAATGTTGCGAACATTGACTGAAGAGAGAAACAGAAAATAAGAGAAACAGCTATATTTGCCGATAGATTGAAACGAACATTACATTTTCAAGCCGAAGTGGCTACTTTATTTGTTAAAGATGGTCCACTTTTAGGCCCTGCACAAGGGACTAAAGTGGAACAACGAATAATAAAAGAAGTACCTCTAGGTGATGATAAATGAGATGGAAATTTCTTCTAGGCATAAGCTGGAACCTTTGTTATTCTATTTACTCATAATTAGACTATGTACAACACTTAAGGATTGGTACCGTAAACCCGTTCAACGCGGGGACTTAAGTGGCTGTAGACCAGAGTTAGAGGTCATCTTAAAACCTCCCCTAGTACGTAAGGATTTTAAAGATCCGGGGGTGCTAGGAAGCTGC